ATGTTATGATTCGTTACTTTAATGTATATGGCGAGAACAGTAAACAAGGCCACTTCTTGGGTGACCAAATCAATAAGATTAAAAATGGTACCTTCTCTGTAATTGGCGCACAAGAAACTCGTAGCTTCTGCCATGTTAGCGATGCCATTCGTGCTAGTATCTATGTAGCTGAAAACTGTAATCGTGAATTGGTTAATGTGGGCAACGACCGCGAAATATCAATCGGCGAAGCTGTTAAAGTTATTGCTACAGTAATGGGTCATCCAGATGCTCAGTTTGAACAATTACCAAGTATGCCTGGTTCCGTAGCTAACCGTCGCCCAGACATTAGTAAATTGCGTTCTATTATGCCCGACTATACTCCTATGAGTTTTGAAGAAGGTATTCGGCAAATCCTAAGTTGACAAAATTCCTATAGATAGTGTATAATATCTAAATATACTACTCTATAGGAATATCATGAAAAAAGTATTTTTAACTTGGCAAGATGTTGAAGGCTATTGCCAAGAAATCTTGCGCCAAATTCAACGAGATAGTTGGCTTCCAGATTATGTAGTTGGACTTACACGCGGCGGATTAGTACCAGCCAATCTTATTAGCCAATATTTAAATATCCCAATGGAAACTCTTAAAGTAAGCCTGCGGGATGATAGCAGCCAACCTGAAAGTAACTTGTGGATGGCAGAAGATGCTTTTGGTGATAATGAAAATGGCGGTAAGAAAATTCTTATTGTTGATGATATTAATGATACCGGAGCCACACTAAATTACATTAAACAAGACTGGCAAAGTAGTTGCTTGTCTACTGATGAGCGTTGGCTAAATGATGTTTGGGGTAATAATGTTCGTGTAGCAGTATTGTATGACAATGAATCAAGCCAATCAGAGCTTGACATTAGCTATTCTGGTGTTACAATAAACAAAGCAGAGGAAGATCAATGGATCGTCTTTCTATGGGAAAACTGGTGGAGTAATAAATGAGCAAATTAAAAATAGCAGAACTATTTTATAGTATTCAGGGCGAAGGACGTTATATGGGAGTACCTAGTGTATTCTTGCGTACCTTTGGTTGTAATTTTAAATGTGCAGGTTTTGGCATGCCAAAAGGTCAACTGAGCCAAGAAGTTGAAGACATTGCCGAAATTGTTCATATGTTTAATAAGTATGAAGAATTACCCCTTGTTAGTACAGGATGTGATAGTTATGCCAGCTGGGATCCAAGATTTAAAGATCTAAGTCCTTTATTGGAAACAGATCTTATTGCTGAGCGCATTATGGAAATATTACCATTTGGACAATGGGGAACCGAGCATTTAGTTATAACAGGCGGTGAACCTTTACTAGGTTGGCAACGAGCTTATCCAGATTTATTAAAACATCCACTTATGTCAAATTTGCGTGAGATTACCTTTGAAACAAATGGTACTCAAAAATTAAACGAAGATTTTAAAAACTTTTTGATTAACTGGCAATTAGACGGGGCGGGCAAACCTAGACAAGTTACATTCTCGGTTAGTGCCAAGCTAAGTTGTTCGGGTGAATTGCGGGAAGAAGCAATTAAACCTGAGGTTGTGTGTGACTATCAGGAAGTAGGTTATACCTATTTAAAATTTGTGGTGGCCACAGAAGAAGATGCTGAAGAAGCATTGACAGTAACACAAATTTATCAATCGGCTGGATTTAAAGGCCCAGTTTACTTAATGCCAGTAGGTGGTGTCGAAAGTGTGTATGCTTTAAACAATCGTCGTGTGGCAGAGTTAGCCATGGCAAATGGATTACGCTATAGTGATAGACTACAGGTGCCATTGTTTAAAAATGAATGGGGTACTTGATTGCCGATTCCATTTGAACCACAAGATTGGTATGAGGCATTCTTTAGAAAAGCACAGTGGCGATTAGCATTTGCTTGTATCCCACACCGCTGTTTGATAAGTAATAGATGGATTTGGCTAGAGCTAGGCTATCATGGCGAAGCTGTTTGGACAGGTCCTGGCACGCCAGTTTTCGAAAATCATTGGCTAGCTAAAGAAGAATTTTTGGTATGGCAGTTAAAAGGAATATAATATGTTAGAAAAATTAAAAGGTCTATTTAAAAAGAAAAAGATTGCAGAGGTAGCTCAGGAACAAGTTAAATCAGCTAAACAAATCGCTACTGAAAACGGTGAGCCGTACTTTGAAATTTTAAGTATGGATATCAATCCCGATGATATTAACGCTGGATCTTTTGAGTTTGATTGGAATGAAAAAATGATCGCAGATTTGGTGCGACATGGCTATATGATGAATCCAAAAGACACTGATGCTGATATTATTGATCGTTGGTTTACTGCCGTATGTCGTAATGTAGTGTTAGAAACAGCCGAACAATACGAAGCTATGAATAATCGTGTTGTTAAAACCAGAGATGTTGGAGATGGCAGGAGTGAAGTAAGTTGATTTTTAATCATGTTCGTAGACTTACAGAAGAAGGTAAAAAGATTGGTATCACCTTCTCTACCTTTGATATGTTACATGCAGGACATATTGCCATGCTGGCCGAAGCTAAAAATCATTGCGATTATTTAATTTGCGGACTACAAACAGATCCTACTATTGATCGCCCCGATACCAAAAACAAACCGGTACAAAGTATTGTAGAGCGTCAGATTCAATTGGCTGCTTGTCGTTATGTTGACGAAGTAGTAGTGTACCAAACTGAACAAGACTTAATTGACTTGTTGTTAATTCTGCCCATTGACATTCGTGTGTTAGGTATTGAATATGAAGACAAAGAATATACTGGAAAACAGGAATGTTGGACTCGTGGTATCGAATGTATATTCAACGGCCGAGATCACAGTTTCAGTTCCAGTAGTCTTCGCAAACGTGTAGCTGAAGCAGAAACTATCAAGGCGTTAACTCAACCATGATGCTATATGTAAACGGTGATAGTCATACCACTGCTGCCGAAGCAGTTAACCAATATATTGTAGCCGGTGAAGATCAAAAATTTTTACATTTGGGACCTTTGCCACATCCTGAGAACTTAGCAGTAAGTTGGGGGAAAATGTTGAGCTTGTCACTTAGAGTAGCATTTCATTGTGCTGCTTATTCAAACAATACTGTAGATAAGATAATTGAAGATACAAAAAAATATATCAAAGAAAAAGGTTCTGCCGATTTAGTAATCATACAATGGCCTGCGGCCGCTGAAGATGAAGATACAATTTTTCAATTTCACCAAGATTTACTAGCCCAAAATATCAAACATATATTTTTTAATAATAACCAAACTTTTAGTCCAGATCGAGATTGGAATAATTGTTTTATCAGAGTACCATACGAAAATTATATCAAAGATGAAAAAATTGATACTGTTTCACCAAATTCCAAACATTTTGGAAAAGACGGCCATGCTGCTTGGAACCGTTTTCTTATAAATTATATCATTGCCCACAAATTCATTTGACATTTAATACAATTCCTGCTATACTGTTTGTATGAAATATGTTCTTATAGATACCGCTAATCTTTTCTTTCGTGCTAGACATGGAGCATTCCGTGCCAGCGATACTTGGGAAAAGGTAGGATTTGCCCTCCATGTTACTTTAATGGCTGCCAACAAAATGGCCCGTAGGTTTGAAGCAAATCATGTGGTATTTGCCTTAGAAGGACGCAGTTGGCGCAAAGATTTTTATAAACCATACAAAGCCAATCGTGCGGTGGCTAGACAAGCTCTTACAGAAGCAGAAGCAGAAGAAGATAAAATGTTCTGGGAAACCTATGATTCCTTGACTAAATACTTGTCCGAAAAGACCAATTGTAGTGTAATACAATGCCCGACAGCAGAGGGCGATGATATTATAGCTCGTTGGATAGCATTGCATCCACAAGACGAACATGTTATTATTAGCAGTGATACTGACTTTGTTCAATTATTAGCAAAAAATGTCAAACAGTACAATGGAATTACTGACGAATTACACACTATAGAAGGAATCTTTGATGCTAAAGGTAAACCAGTTATCGACAAGAAAACAAAAGAGCCTAAAACAATTCCTGACCCGCAATGGCTTCTCTTCGAGAAGTGTATGCGCGGCGATTCAAGTGATAACGTCTTCTCGGCATTCCCTGGCGTTCGGACGAAGGGCACTAAGAACAAAGTTGGCCTCCAAGAAGCATTTGCAGATCGAGCAAAGCAGGGATATAACTGGAACAATATGATGTTGCAACGCTGGACGGATCCCGATGGTGCGGAGCATCGTGTGTTGGATGATTACATTCGTAATGTAACACTTGTAGATTTAACGGCACAACCGGAAGAAGTAAAAGCCGTAGTGGATGCTACCATTCAAGAACAAGTTAGTCATAAAGATGTAGGACAAGTGGGAGTTAGGTTTTTACAATTCTGTGGCAAATACGAATTGAACAAGTGTAGCGAGTCAGCAGAAACATTTGGCAGTTGGTTAAATGAAACTTACAAAGGTGTATTGAATGGTTAAGGATATAGTTTGGATCACAATAGCATCTGCTATCGTTATTGCTCTATGGATGTCGGTTGTATGGCCGAACAGTAAAACTGAAGTAGTAACAAAATATGACTGCCGTATGTTAATCGGCGGATGGCATCCAGATGTTCCGGCCAAGGTCATAGAAGAATGCAGACAAAGGAGTGGCAAATGAG